ATGCGCGCAACCGAGGTGTTTACGCCGGGCAAGCTTCCCGAGGTCACCTATATTGACGACCACTTGAGGCAGCGGGCTCAGATTTTGGGTGACGCTCTGGAAGCGGGGGCGGCGGTCATTTCCCTTTCGGGCCCTTCAAAGTCAGGTAAGACTGTCTTTATCGAAAAAACCATCGGAAAAGACAGACTTGTTCAAGTCACTGGCGCGGGCGTTACTGATTCCAGCAAGCTCTGGGATCGGGTGTTCGACATCGTTGGCACGCCGATCGCGAAGACGGCGACATCAAGTTCAGCTTTCGAAGGAACCGTCGGCGGCAAGCTCGGCGGTGAAGCTGGGTTTCTAGTAAGTGCAACGGGCGAGGTATCCGCTACAGGCAAGTGGGCCAAATCAAGCTCCGATCAGACGGACGTTGCCGTCGACTACTTGCAGCTTCTTATCCGCGAACTCGGCGGGACGGGGCTCGTGGTATTCATCGACGACTTTCACTACATCCCTCGGAGCGTTCAGGTGGAAGTGTCAAACCAGATCAAGGAAGCGATCCGAAACGACGTCACCTTCGTCGTCGCTTCGGTGCCCTACCACTCGGACGACGCGATTCGAGCAAATCCCGACCTTCGAGGGCGCACGGTCAAGCTTGACTTCGACTACTGGAAGCCCGACGAACTATGCAAGATTGCTCACAAGGGCTTTGCAGCGCTCGATGCCGAAGCCTCGCCTGCGTACGTGCAAGCGCTGGCCAGCGAAGCCGCTGGTTCGCCCCAGTTGATGCAATCTCTTTGCTTGACCACATGTTTTGAGAACAACTTGCGTGAGACTCAAACCTCCCGCAAGCGTCTTGATTCTGACATCGACGCAATAACCAAGGTCTGCACGCGCGCGGCAGCCACGAGCGACTACTCATCTACGGTAGCGAAGATGAAGGACGGACCAAAGACTCGGGGCCAGGACAGAAAGTCCTACTTGACGCAGGATGGTTCCGTTGCCGACGTGTATCCCCTCATCCTTCGCGCGATTGCCCTTGATCCGCCGGAACTCACGCTGCGCTATCCGAATTTGCAGCGCCGAATTCAGAATTTGTGTCCCAGGGAGCAACCAAGTGGCTCAAGTGTGACCGGCGCCTGCTCCCATATTGCTTCCATCGCCAACGAATCTGAGAACAGAAACGTCATCGAGTGGGATGGCGAGAACGACGTATTCGACATGCGCGATCCATACCTTCTTTTCTATCTTCGCTGGAACGAATAGCGCGGCGATGGCTAAGAAGCCCAGCCGACTGCCGTCAGCTGGGCCTCGACTTCCGCGATCGAGTTGCGGCGCCTACAACGTTCTTGGCGGCGACGGATCGCGTCTGACCGACGCCGATCAGCAGCCGGTTTTGCCAGCCCAATACCCTCCAGCAAACCCCAGCGCTCCCCCGACGAAACGCGCACCAATCAAGGCAGGTAGCTCGTCCGACCCCACCGAGAAGCGCGCCCGAATCCTCCACCAGCCCAAGTGGAACGTCTCTCCCAGCCAATCAACTCCATAGGGCAGCAGGACGAACAGCGAAACAGCCGCGACGCCTATCACCAGGGGCCAGGGCCGATCCCCGCAGAAGACGGTCGCCACGAACGTGACGATGGCGACCGATGCGAAGGCGAGCAGGAAGGCCTTCGGGACCAAGAACACCCACAGATAGAGGAATTGCATGGCGCTCGACGTTGGTTGTCGGAGCAGCAATTCTAGGAGGCGACCCCTCGTGGGCGTCCCGGCGGAAATTGCCCTAAAGGGTAATTTTCCCTGCATCACGTCAAAAGAGCTGCCCAAGCGCCCCGAATTCCCAGTTCGTGATCACGACTTCGCCGCTGGTCTTCGGCTCTCCATTCCGATTCGCCAGGGAATACTTGATGTCCAGCTCGCCGAAGTGCAGCCCCTCGAATACACGGCGCACCACCGGGTGATCGTTGAGGCTCACCATGACCTTGCCCTTGCAGTGGCGCATGAGCCAGGACAGCCGCTCGTACTCGTCCAGCGGGAAGTCCACGCCGTAGCCTTCGGTGTCCCAGTAAGGCGGATCACAGTAGAAAAAGGAGTGCGCCCGGTCGTAGCGCTCGATCACCTGGTGCCAGGGCAAATTCTCGATGTAGGTGCCGGCCAGGCGTAGATGCGCCGCGCTCAGGTTCTCTTCGATCCGGCAAAGGTTGATTGCCGGGCCGGTCGTCGCGGTGCCGAAGTTCTGCCCTTGCACCTTGCCGCCGAAGGCGTGCTGCTGCAGGTAGAAGAAGCGCGCGGCGCGCTGGATGTCCGTCAAAGTGTCGGGGCGCTTCTCCTGCTCCCACTTGAAGATTTGACGCGAGGACAGCGCCCACTTGAACTGACGCACGAATTCTTCGAGGTGGTTCTGGACCACGCGATAGAGATTCACGAGTTCGCCGTTGATGTCGTTGAGCACCTCGACGGGCGCCGGCACGGGCCGCAGGAAGAACAGTGCGGCGCCGCCCGCGAAGGCTTCGACGTAGCACTCATGCGGCGGAAACAGCGGGATCAGCTTGTCGGCCAGCCGGCGCTTACCGCCCAGCCACGGGATGATCGGATTGGCTTCCATTTGTAGCGTCTTCTCGGTTTGACGCTCGGTGGCGTTCCGGTTCGGGGCTCTTGGCCCTCAAGGCATTGAGCGTCCCGCAGCGCGGGCACTTGATGTTGAGCGCGATGTAGCGCCCTTCGGCCAGCAACCTTGCACACTGGCCGCAGCGGATCTGTTCCATATCGGGTGAGCCTCTTCGGGCTTGTGCTAGGGTCGCCTCCGCTCCGCGCGGAGCAGGCGGCCCTGGCCGGGCTCACTGGCGATTCAGTGTGTTCGGGGCCTGCTCGGGTGTTGCTGCACCCGTGCAGGTCGCCGTCTTCCCTACTGCGTTTGCTGCGTTTCGTCGTCCGCCTTCGGCGGCTTCGCGACCAGGTTGCCCTTCACCAGTTCGCACTGGTCGATCTCAGGCGCCGGCAGCGTCACGTCAAACCTTACGGGCTGCCAGTCGGGCGGGATCGCACCCGCGTCCAGCAGTTGCGTCGCCAGCTCGTTCATCGGCGTCTCGTCGTCGGCGGGATAGGTGATCGCAAGCGTGCCGTCCGGGCGCTGCCAGAGGATGTTGGGCATGTTCAGAATCCAAGGATGATGATCTGGGCCTCGTCGGGATTCACCAGGATGGCGCCCTGGTATTCGGCCGAGCCAGGCGTGTTCATGTAGGTGATCTGGATGTCGACGTAGTTCGTGCCGTAGCCGAAGGGCGAGCCGCTGCACATCCAGGCGTTCCCAATGCCGTCAGTGCCGCTCTTGTAGCCAGTCGACATGGCCACCAGGCCGGTGAAAGTCTTGGTCGTCGTGACGCGGAATTTCCCGGTCGAAAGCTGTGTCACGCTTGCAATGCCCTTGGCGGCCGTCACGGTGCCGGAGCCACTGAAGCGTGCGACGCACAGGTTTCCCTGGTTCCAGGATGTTGCGATGGCCTGAAAGGTCGTCGGGTCCAGGTTGCCCTTGTGCCAAACCGACTGCCCGTTGACGGTCACGTCCCCGCCAAGTGGGTTGAGTTCGAGCACTGAGGCCACGAGCTTGTTGCGCGCCTGGATCGCCAGCCCATCAAAAATCAGGTTGAGCGTGTCCTCGCTGGCGACACGCATCCGGCCGGCGCCGGCAGCCAGTGCGACAGCGACGCCCCCGATGAAGGCCACGAGCGAACGGGCCTCGCCGCCGCTTGCGGTCGTGATCGCGATCGCCTTGATGGCCGTGAGCAGTTGATCGACGTGGGCGGCATCGAGATCGATGCCGGCGGCCGTCAGAACCGAGACGATCTCTTCCTGCATGTCGTTGAGCCAATCGGCTGTCACGATGGTGCCTTGGACACCGTTCAACGGGTCGTAAGCTTCAAAGCGGCCGGAGGCTGTATCAATCCGCTGCATGAGTTCTCCTAGTAATTCCAGTGCGCGATGTCGCGGAAGATGTCGTTCGGGTAGGTTTCCATCAGCCCGCGCGTGCCGGCTTGCTCGTCAGCGAACGGGATGATCGAGACGCTTTTGACGAGCATGGCCATGGTGTCCCACGGCGCCCCGCGGCCTGCCCATTGCGTCGCGCCGGAGGGAAACCACATGCCGATCCAGAAGCGGCCAGGGATGTTCGGGACGTGCGTACGAACCGTGTGCCGCAGCACGCCGTCGATGTAGAACTCCACGCGCGGATCGCTCCCGAGGTGCCAGTCGTAGCCCAACTCGTGGAAGTTGCCGTCAGCCAGATTGACGCCGTGCGCCGTGAAGTCGTCCGTGTACTCGGACCAGTAGGCTGGATCAGGCGTGGCGCTATACATCGGGTCGCTCTGCGGCACGTCCGGGTTCGGCACGTTCCAGTTCCGCATCTCGCCGATCCAACTATTGAAGCGGCTGTTGGTGAAGGCCACGTCTTCCATGTTTGACGCGGTCTTGAGCGCGGTTGGGAACTCGATGTCGATCTCGTGATTGCGGGTGATGTAGTAGCCGTTCACGTCGTCGCCCTGCTGGTGCAGGCCGTCGCTCACGATGGACATCCAAAGGTCCGAGCCCGGATAGCCTTCCTCGTAGTGAAACGACCAGATCGCATTGCATACGCCCGGCACCTGTACAGGTCGCAGCACCACGCGATAGCGCCCCGGCCCGAAGTAGTCGCGCGTGACCAGGCACGCGCCGATGCGCGAGTTGAAGCCGGAGGGCTTGCCGCTGCGATCGACGCCGAGCACGCGGCCCGTGTAGGCGTCGCCGCATGCCGTCAGCTCCGCGTGCCCCGCCTGCAGATCGACCTTGATGTTGTCGGCCGAGATGCCGCCGTTCGTGCCGCCCCATTGCTTGTGCCCGGCGAGCAACGCTGCGCGGATCTCGGCCGGGCGCGCTGACGAGAAGTCAATCACCAGCGGATCGGTGCGCGTTGCGAACGGCACGATGCTGAAGAACTTCGGGGCGCTCGCGGCGATGCCCGGCAGCACGGCTGTGATGTCGTAGTTACCGCCTGGCAGATCCGGCACGGCGATGATGAGCTGCTGCGCGGTGCTCTTCAGGATGTTGCTGTTGGCCACCGTGACGGCGCCGCTCGCGTGGTTCGTGAAGTGCAGCTCGAAGGTCAGCTCGGGCGCGATCACGGCCAGCGTGCGCAGGTCGGAGGCCATCGGGGCGTTGCGCAGATAGACGTCGCGTAGCTGGCCCGTGAGATAGCGCTCGGTCGTCGAGCCCATGACCTTGGACAGCGGCATGGCCTTGGCGCCGTTGCTCGGCGCATACGTCCAGGCCGCAGGGTCGATGACCACCTTCGGATTGAAGAGGTTCGTCGAGGTCGTCTGCGATACGCCGCCGATGATGAAAGCCACGTCGACGGCGATCGTCGCGGCGGCAAACGGCTTGCCGCGCGTGACACCATTGACGAAAACCTCGATCGTGCCGGCGCCGCTGTCGTAGTACAGCCCGATCACCGAGTTGGCCGCGATTGCCGACGTCCAGGTCGTCCCGCTGCCGGTCTGGTGGTTGAGCTTGCGGCCATTGAGGGCAGCCACGCACCAACCGACTTCACCAGGCGCCTTCGAGAGATCAGCGCCTGGCTCACCCACGCCGAAGTGGATGTTGTAGGAACTCCGGTTAAGGATTTCGAGGTAGTAGATGCCAGTGTTGGGCGACATGACACCCGAAGGTTGCGAGCCCTTGTAGACCGACGTGGCCGTGGTCGAGAGCGCGAGCCCGCCTTCGGAGATCGTGTAGGACGAGTCGGTGTTCGACGCGAGGAAGAACGCAGACGCATCGACCAGGCTGCCGTCTTGTGTTCCGCGGCCGAATTGGATCGCCTGTGCGAGAGCCGGTGCCCAATAGCTGAAGAGCCCCGACTGGTCGCCCGCGAGCACCGCGCTCGCGCCTGTGTGCGTCACGAGTTCCAGGTAGCGCGTGGCGCCGTCCAGGCGATGGCGGAACACGAAGCCCGTCCAGACGTTGAGGCTCACGGCGTTCGCGATCGACAGCGTTTTGACGTAGGCGGTGCCGTTCTTGAACCGCGCATAGAGCGTGCCGGCCGCGTCAAAATAAACGGCGATGCTCTGCGTCGCCGTGCCGGAGAACATGACGAACTCCTGAACGCCTGAGGCCGGCCAGCTCGTGGGCTTCACCTTGCCGCCGATCTCCCAGTGCTTGGCGCCGCCCGTGCCGAGCAGCCCCAGTAGATCGTAGGGTGCGTCGCCCGTTGCCGGCGGCGCGAGGTATTGCGACTTGCTGCCATCGAGCGCGTAGGCGGCCACGCCGTCCGCGGGGATCGGTAGCTCCGTGCCGAAGACATTCATCTTCGGGAAGTTCTCGAACACGTCGCCGAGCACGCCGCGCAGCGAGTAGAAGGCGCCGACTTCCGGTTCGGGCGTGACGACGTTGCTCAGGCCATAGCCATCGACATTGAGCGCGCCTTGCATCGGGCCGCCCGCGCGATAGGACAACCCTGTGATGTCGAGGAGGCCATTGGTGGCGGCAGCTTCGGCGCTGTACGCCTCGACCCACAGGCCGTCCTTTCCGATGAGGCGCAGCTTCTGCGGCACCCACGCGCCACCGTGGCCGACGTAAGCGGCCTGCACCTGGTGCCAGGCGCCGCCGCTGCCAACGTAGGAAACCGGCGCGCTCACGAAGCGATCACCACCCACTCGGCGCCGTCTGCCGGCACGCCTGTCGGCGCCGACGTGCTGACGGTGCGATTGACGACGGCCTGCATGGCTGCCTTGAGCTGCTGGCCGGTCATCTTGCGACTCTGACCGCCTTGTACGACTTCGAACGCGTTGGCCTCGTCCAGGTCGTTGGCCGCCGGCAGCTCGGTAATCTTGACTCCACTCATGAGGCTCTCCTAGACGATCCGCTCGTCGCCGGTTTCGGTGAGGCGTGCGGCGCCCGACTCGATCAGGCGATTGACGGCGCCTACGAACACAACGGCCGTCCAGGCCGGTTTCAGTTCGTTGAACAGGTTGATCAGGACCGCGGGAGGCTGGTCCATCCCAATGACTTCCACCTGCCATACGAAGACGATCGTCGGCACGCAGATCATGTCGCCCACGCGATTGCGGCTCGCGCGAAAGGGCTGCAGCTCTTCGATCAGGATCGTGTAGCCGAGCGCGGCGGCCAGATCGATGAAGTAATCGCGCGAGAGGCCGCCCACGGCGCGAAGCCGCGCGAGCACTGCACTGGTGCGATCGGCTTCGGTTCCGCTCTGTCCGGTCAGGCCGCAAACGCGCTCCCAGCCTTCGAGCAGCGCCTCGGTGAAGAGCGGCGTCGCGCCGCCGACGATGCTGTCGGCGCTCGCTTGCGCCGCGTCCAGGGCGTTGCCCTCGGCGGCGAGTTCGACCGACAACGCTTCGGCCTGGCGCGCATAGGAGCTGGGCAGCAGGAGGGCGAGCAGCTCCGCGTGCGTCACGAGATGGCCACTCCGCCGAGCGTGAGCAGTTGAACGTGCGTGGCATCGACGGCGCTCGTCACGTTCGTGGCGGGCGAAGCGAGCACGAAGTCCACCACGCCCTGGATGTCCGAAATCATCGAGGCGATCTTGTTGCGGTACGCAGTGCCGCCCGGCACGAGGGTGGCGAAGTACGCCGCCAGGCGCGTGTTGATCTCGGGCGTCGCGCTGTCGAGCGTCGTGCCATCGAGCACCAGGCCCGTGATGATGATCGGCACGGGTGCGAGCGTTGGGCCGAGCACCGCGCAGTCGGAGGCGGTCAGGGTGGCTTCGTCCAGCTCGCCTGCGGGCGCAGTCGTGGGCTGCCTGCCTCCCGTCTGCGTGCTCGACAGCGCGGCGATCCTCGGTGCGGAGTCGAGGAAGTTCCTGAGCTGGGCGATGTCGGAGCCGCCCAAGCTGCGCGCCCACCCCTCCTGGGCCGGCAGCAGGCGGCCGTCGGTCAGCGCGGCCGTCACCAGCTCGTCGACTTCGTTGCCGGCGCTCGCTGCGGTCAGCTCGGCGATCTGGCCCTGCAGCGCCACCATCACTTCGATCGGAACGAAGCGCGCCGGGTCGGCCTGGTTCGCGGTAAGCGCGGCGATTTGGGTGTCGCGGTCGGTCAGCAGTGCCGAGAGATCGACTGCCGCCGCAGCCACGCCCTGGCCATCGGAGAGCTGGTTAATCAGCTTCTGCAACTGCGCTTTGATGTCGTCGGCGGTGGCGCCGACGGGAAGATTGAGCAGCCAGCGAAGCTGCTCGATCAGCTCGTCCATGTCGGAGGTCTCCTGTAGGGACGGGGTGGAGGAAAGGCCCAGGGCCTGGGAGAGCGCAGCAAGGCGCACCTCGTCCATGCCATCGACCGCGGGGTTGTTGGTCAGCGCCGCGTTGATGAGCTGGTCAGGGCGGCCCTGCTTGTCGTAGGTGAAGACGGGAGAGATGAAGCAGAACTCGCGGGCGGCGATCATGGTCGAGGCGCGGTCGTTCCATTCGACGTCGACCGCGTAGAGGCCAGCGCCGGGCCGCCACTCAACTCGGCGGAACCAGCCGGCGGCTGGGGCGATAACACCCGTCTTGGCGGCCGTCAGGGACTGGTGGTCGTAGTCAATGCAAAGCGGCGTCTTGCGCGCTTCGACCTGGGCGACGATCCGCGCCGCGGCGGCGTCATCGAGCAGCCAAGCGCCGCATTCTTTCGGCCTGCCGTCCTGGGCGGCGAAGCGGCCCGCGGGCATGAGTTGGACTTCGTTGCCAGCAGCGGGCAACGCAATCGCGAGAGAGGCAAGGAAGCGGGAAGGCATGCCGCAATGGTCGCGGCACGGGCCGGGCGGGATAAGGCGGAACGCGTTCCGCCAGGGCCGGCTGGGAGGGCTTTTTTACGATAGCGCGGCAGGCGATTTCGCCGCAACTCGATTTTCTCGCCTGACTGTCGCTGCGGAACCCCGCGTCAAACCGCGTCAAAACAGCTTGTACGCGATTTATCGGAGGCAAAGGGTGCCAACATACGTCGCGATTGGAGAACGCATTACAGCGGCCCATATAAGGCCGATCGCCTTTGCACTAACTGAGATTTGCCTAGATCATTCTTCAGGGACGATAGGCCGCTGGGGCCATCGCCTGATAGAGCACGGAGCAATTGACATCGTGGCAAACCCGGACTTCGAGACAGTTCTAACCATTGAGGCGCGCAGCAACATCCAGCTGGAGGTTATCGCTGATCAGTTTGGAATGTCGGCGCAAGAGATCTTTAGAGAGATCTGGTCAAACGTTCGTCACTTGCGCAGTGTGCTCTCCCAAAAAGGTATCGACTACTTGGAGTTGGCAGGAGCTCTGGTTCCCAAAACAGATCGGGAGGAGCGTGCTTTTGTGTTCGATTGGAGCCAGATGGGCGGTTGGTACGGGGGCGAGGTTATGAGTTGTCTTCTTCCCGCCTTGCACCGCAATTCTTCGCGAAGCGTCCTGATCGGCGATTGGGCTGCGCAAGTTCGTCCGAGAGCGATGCTTAGAGAGTCAGGTACTAAACTGGAACATTCAGTAGGCGGTCTGACGGCCCAAGAGATTCCCGACACCCTTTTCTTCGTCTACTTGAACAATCTGACTCGTTCGATGATTGCCGCACTGAACAAGGCATTCGTGCCCTTGCGCGGCTATGTCGGCTCGCTTGATATGACGCGCGGCTCGATATTCAAGGCGATGCTCTCGACAATGCTCATCAGGCATTGCGTGCAGCATCGAAAAACCGTCGTGTTGGGCGACCCTGACGACGACGATGGTCTGTGGGACAACGCCGCAGTGAGTCTCTACGACTTTGAAGAGCACGGGTTTAGAGTGCGAACAGTTCCGGACTACCTGTATGGTCCGTATTTGTCGTACAAAATCGAGCGGCCGGTATTCGATTTCGATTGGCAGGACGCCAGATTTTCTCTTAACGCGATGTCGCCGAATCCGCGGCCGCTGGCCGAGTGCCACGTCTTGCTGACTGAGTCGAGACTGCAGTACCTGCTGTCTGAAAAGGCCGGATCGCTAACACGAGCCGACTTTCTGGGCCTGGGCGCTGAGGACATTGCAGAACAAATACAACGCAAACTGGACGCAAACTATATCTACAACCTTAGTCGATCGGAAAAGTTCGAGACGCTCAAATTCAACATCGTTCTCGAAATTGGCCGGGCTCGTCTCGTCTGTGCACTGAAGTACCGGCCCGAAGACAAGCAAGTCGAAGTCATAACGCTCTTCTAAGATACTCCGTCACCGTCTCGCAAATAGCCGCCTCGTCCTCGTCGGTCAGCAAAAGAAACGGCCGCGCTGGGATCACTGAGCCTGGATGATTGACCTTCTTGACGGGGTGACCTCCCGTCGCCCAGGCAAGCGCCTGTTTGTTCTTGGCTTCAATGACGTGAGGCTTCGTCGTTCCCCCGAACTGGTGGATTCGCGCATACACCTTGTTGGTCCCCACCATGGCGCTATCGTTGTCGCTGGCAGGCGTGATCGAGGCCGCGAGTTGGCCACTGCGCTGCAGGATCTTGCCGCCCCGGACGTTGCGTTCGTACCGCGCGGCCGACACCTGGCCGGTTTTGGTCAGCGCTCCAGCGCGTGAAAGCCACGAGCCAGGCTTGAGGCCAAGCCAGGCCGGACGACCTTCGCGGGCGAAGTTCTCTTCGACGGCGCCGTGCATGATGCCGGCGATCTCGGCCATCAGGCTGGCGCGATGGCTCATCGCCTGCGCGAGCCTTTCGAGCGCGGCTTCGGCCCTCAGAGCGTTGATCTCGACCTTGGCTTCAAGCATGGCTATACTCTTTTCACCCCTACGCGGTCATGAAATTGCACTCCGGAATGTGCGCCCAAAGGAACCGCGGGGGAAAAGCGACGTCCGGACGTCGCTTTTTTTATTCCGCTCTCCTGTACGCAAGGAAGCCTTCACGCTGGCTGTTTGCGTAACGCAAACGGGCGTCGGCACCTCGGCCCGCGTTGGCCATCATCGCCGTCGAACCCTGCCAGCCGTCCTTGCCAAACTCGAAGACCGACAGCGCATAGTGCGCGCCGTTCTCGCCTGCGACTTCCCACCCTTTGATGTAGCGGCGCTTGAGTAGCCAGGTGCCGGGGTTGTCGCGCGACTCCTCCCAGCGAAGCCAGACTTCGTCGGGTTTGCGCACCGCGTCGGCAATCAGGCGCATGAACGGCCCACGCTTGTTCTTGTCGGCCTTCCATTGACCCGCGCTGTCCTTGAACAGGTCTTCGCTGATCACGAGAGGCGCATGTGTCACGTCCTCGAAGACGCGTGCCTCTCCGGGCGTGAGCCCGAACTCGTCGAGGAATGCCGCCGCGTACTGTTCGGGCGGCAGCTCGGCCGCCAGCAGTTTTGACGCGGCGACAGTCTGTGGCTTCGGCAATGCCGGCAGATCTACGCCGTGCGGGAAGCTTCGCGGCGGATCTTCGAGCGGCGGCGGCGTGAAGGGCTTGAGCGATGACGCGCCGGGGTTGTATCCGAAGCCCGCGTCGGCGACGAAATTCTTTCCCGTGGCCGGGTCGCGGTAGGCCGGCGCCGGCCTTGTCTCGCCGCTGCGGCCGATGGGCTGCTCGACTTCGAGCATCCGGTCCTTGGACGATGAGACGTCCAGATCCTTCTGCTCGATCTCACGGCCCGATCGGGTGCGAACCCGGCAGCGGCAGTTCCAGCCGTTGGGCGGGTAGAAGCTCTGCCAGAACGGATCGTCATAGCGAAAGATGCGCCCCGACAGCGCGCGGTGCGCTGGGCGTGTCCGGTTGTCCAGGACCGCCACATACTCCCAATAGGGATGCGCTTCGGCGTTGGCAAGCTGCGCCTTGAAGCGGCCCGCCATGTAGGCGGATTGCATGTTCGTCTGATAGATCGTGTCGAGCCGGCGCGGCGTCAAACGCTTGCCGTGAATCTCGCCGGTCGCCGAATCGCTGACGTAGCCTGAACCCATCCAGCCTTTCTGTTGCAGGATCGGCGTTAGCTTCTTCTTGAACGTCTCCAGCGTCTCGCCGTTCTTCAGCGCCTCAGTCAGCGTCCCTCGGATGTCCTGCAGCACGTCGACCTTCATCACGCCAGCGACGGTGAAGGCTCGGGCGTGCGCCTCGGCCCACACGTCCTGCCATTTGAAGCCGATTGCGTAACCCTTGCTCTCTAAGAAGCGAATCGCCTCGGCGGGCTCAAGGCCGATGGCGAACTTCAGCTCAGGTGTCGGCATTGAGCCGACCCCACACGTCAGCGACGAAGATGGCGCGGGCGAGCAGCTCGGAGAGCGCCGTGTCGTCCATCTGCGGATAGGCAGCGGCCAGGGCGGCGAACGCGTCGTCCGGTGTCGCGCCGTCCTTCAGCGCTGCGAGCACAGGCGCCAGGAGCTTCTCGGTGCCGGCGGCGATCACCTCGGCCGGCAAGGTGCCGACCGCTTCGTCCAGGGCGTGCTGGTCGGGATAGACGATCTCGCCTTGCTGGTTGGTCAGCACGGCGCGGTAACGCAGTGCTGCCTTGCGCGGCTCCGATCCCGGCTCCCGCATGTCCGCCGGCAGGCTCATATCCGGGCGAGGCAGAGACAGCAACGGCTCGTCGTCCTGGGGCTTCGGAATGGCGAGTTTCTCGGACACCCACGCCTGGGGGATTGGCATGCCCACGCCCACCAGCTTGGGCAGCGCGTCGGCAAAGCGCGTGAAGTCCTCCGTCTCGCGGGTGTCGTACGCGAGGCGAGGCAGGCGCCGCGGGTCCACCTGACCTTTGTTGAGCGCCACCATGGGGTAGATGAGGTCGCGCGTGATCGTGCCGGCGAGCTGCCGGGCATCGGCCACCAGCAGATCGTGGCGCACCTCGTTGTGGACGTTGCCCAGGGCGTGCGTGCTCGACTTGCCGTCGGCCTGACTCGTCAGGGTGCCGCCCAGGATCGCCTTGCTCTGTGTGCGCTCGCACCAGGTGATCATGGCCTCGAAGGGTTCTTGGCTACCTTTCGCCGCCTCTTCGAACTCGATCGACATGCCATCGGGGATGATGCCGGCTGCGTTGTGGCCGATGCCCATCACGGCGGCGAGTAGTGTCGCCTTCTCATCGCCGGTGACGCCCGTGGGGTACTTGCCCAGCCGATATCGCGCTGCACGCTTTCCTTCTGCACGAGCGCGCGAACCGCGCACCACACCGGGCCGACCTTCGTCGTGAGCGAGGACTTCGCTTCGCCCCGCGGCGCGATCCACCACTCCTTGGCGCCGGTCGACTTGTCCAGGATCTGCGGGAATCGCTCGAAGAAGTGTCGATGGAACAGCGATGCCGGCGGCCGGATGTGGTGCGGCAGATACGTGTAGGCGAAGAACTCGAAGTCGCCGTCACGCAGTACCCGTTGACGCCGAGCAGCTCGTGCCTCGGGCGACGGGTCGAGCCCGACCTGGCGTGCCTCGGCCTGCGCGCGCGCCTGGCGTGCGATCTCCTCTAGTTGGTCGAGGAATTCCTTCTCGCTAGTCAGGTCTGCGGCCATTGCATCCTGCCCGTCGGGTGTTTTCGGTTAGGCTTTTCATCCCTGTGACCTCGTGGAGCCCTTCGTGATCTCCGAACTTTCTGCCGCCTACACCAGCCTCAAGACGACCGCGCAGATCGCGCAGGGTCTGCTCGCGTTGAAGACCGATGCGGCGATATCGTCCAAGGTGGTCGAACTGAATGCGGCGATCCTCGACACTCAGTCGCAGCTCTTTTCCGCGCAGGCGAAGGAGTCGGCGCTCTTGGGCCGAGTAAGCGAGCTGGAAGCCAAAGTTGCTCGCCTCGAAGGCTGGGAGGACGAGAAGCAGCGCTATGAGCTGCGCGAACTTGCTCCCGGAACCCTTGTGTATCGTGTAAAGCCAGCGATGCAGGGCTGCGAACCGCCGCATGATCTGTGCCCCAACTGCTACCAGGAGGGCGTCAAATCGATCCTGCAGAACTCCGGCATAAAGGCGTGGTGCCACAGCGTCACCTGCCCCAAGTGCGAAACAACGTTCCTGGGTGCTCCTGCCAACATGAGCGTCGGAGTAGTCGGCAGCCGGTAAGGCAGCTTCCAGGTGTTTAGCCATATGCCCTGGCAAGGTCTTGTCCGAAGGGCGAGAGGATCTCGGCGAACGCTGCCGAGTGCTGCGGGTAAGGGAAGAGCCCGCGATCGATCCAATAAGCGACCCAGGCGGCGGTCGTGATCAGGGACAGCTTGTAGAGCGAGACGGGCAGCAGGCGCGGTGCGGTGACAGCGATAGCCACCAGGAGCACGAGGCTCACAAAGAGCCACGGCGACATGCGGGAGCGGATGAAGCGATTCAGGAAAGACAGCATGGAGCCCTCCGAAGGAATGGCCCCAAATTACGCGCGCGCGCGAGTGCTGATCAGGCGGAACGGGTTCCGCCAAAGGAAAGGCCCGGCAAGCCACGGGGCCTTGGAGTTACGTCACGGCTGCTGGTCCTGCTTATCGCAGGACGACCACAACGAGGCGACGCCCGTTTGCAGCCAGTGAAGAGAGGGAACCGATGCGGCCTTCACTGTTCTCAAATGTGACCGCTTCCGCGAAGGCCGGTACGACTCGGGTTGCTACCTATGCTGTTCTCATTTATTGCTGCTGCTTATCCCGGGCGAGAACGTAATCATTATAAAATACGTCGTCATATCGACGTTCTTGTATCGGACCTGTGTTTCACCGGGCGGCGGCGGCAGGTTTTCGACGAACCCATCGCCAAGTGTCTTCACGTTAAAGCGCCGACCTATCCCGAGGCCTATATTAAAGGCTCGTTTCTGCGAGTCGACTGTCGTCCCTCCCAATCCCAACATGGCGCCTATTCCAACCATGTCGATTAGCTGAGACGTGCTTCCACCGCCCGCTGTCGACAGGCTGGCAAACAAGCCAACGCAGGCGAGACTGCCCAAGGGCGTCCATTTGCAGTCGCCGTCCTTCTGGGGGTAGGCATGGGCTTCAAATAGAACCGCAGGCTGCGTAGAGACGGAGGTGTTCGCCCGAACGGTGCCATCAACTACCGAAGCATCGGGTATAACAGTGTGTTGGTTCTTCTGTAATGCCAACCCGACACCCCAGCCATCCAAGAGGTTGGAGAGAGGATTGGCTGACCCGCCTGTCCCAGTTCCTCCCCCTCCTTTTCCGGTGTCGGCTGCGGGAGCGCTTTGTTCAGCGGCGGGGGCTGCAGCGGGGGCGGCGGCCTCCGCCTCGACCGCCGGACATCGCCACACAATTGAAAGTAAGAGCGCAAGCGGAAGCAGAGCATACCGAGAGTTAGTCATTTTTCTTCTCCAGACAGACTAATGTGTTTTGGCTCTGCTCTGACTTTTCTTCGGTGGTGACGTCCGTTATTTTCTGGCTGCCGCTATTGAGGCAGTCGACAATATTCCAGCACGGTACGCCAGACATCACTCATGCATAGCATACGAATTGGGCGCACGCCTCAATAAATCACTACTGCACGCCAGTAAGAACCGGACCCGCAAGTGTTGTCGTTGGCGCGGTCTGTTTGACCAACAGGAAAGCGCGAATCTAGAGCTCGATCCGCCTCTTGCTAGAGCAATGTGACGGCGTGATACAGGGGCGATCAAATCGGGTTGAACTGGACGCTCGCGGGTTAAGTATCTGTCCACAAACGGTCGTTGCAGCGAACCACCCCTATAGCCATAGAGAGACCGCCTGGGCTGGGGTAAGCCGGTCGGCTGGGACGCCGTGGATTTAGAAGAGCGGCAGTTGAACGTCGGAGCCCGTCCTTTCGGCTCTCCGCTCGACCTTTCGCACGCCCCGTTCTGTCATACCGTACTGTCGGGCGACTTCTGCCTGCGAGAGACCACTGGCTCGAGCTAGTGCTATAGCGTGAGCCTTGATGGTTTGACGCCAGCCTTGGGCACGAGGAATTTCAGGGCGCTCACCCGCGTACGCGGTGCAAAGGGCCATGGCGACGTCAAGGCCAAGTAGCTCTGCCAGCGGATGGCCATTCGTGACATGGGCCGGAATGTAGAGGCGCCGGCCTCCCCAAGTCTCCACGAGCTTGATGCAGGAGGCGACTCCGATCAAACGGCCGATCTCTGCCAGCTCGCCGGGAAGTAGGGTGAGCAGCGCTTCATCAGCCGGATCAAGGATCGGTCGGAGCGACTGCATCAGAAGGACTCCGGCATCGGCGCCAAGCGAACCGACAGCGCCTTGAGAGACCGGATGTTGCGCTGCCAGTTCGCAGGCAAACCAGGAAGAATGCGATGGACGTCGTCGAGGCTAAGGCCCCGCTCTTCTAATCGTGCAATAACCTGCTCAAGCAGATAACGCTTCTTCTGTTCGTAGGCCAGGGCGGCGACAACGTCGTGCAGCATGTCCGAGGTGGCGAATTCGAACGCCTCGACGGGGGGATGGTCGCACTTTTGTGAAACGCGCTTCAGGATTGCCCGCGCATAGTTCCACGAGAGCTTCATATCGGCGAGTTGAGCCTCGATCTTGCTGATCAGATCTCCCATGCCGGGCCGCCACTTCTGCGGTGTGCCGGGGTGCTGCCCCACACCCTTCACCTTGGGCGCGCGCGCAGCCCCCACCTTGCGCAGATGCTCCAGCACCTGTGCGCAAGCGGTAAGGTCCAACTCTTTGGTAGAGCTGACACCTACAATCTTCCGCAGCATTTCGCGACGCGTCTCGTCGTCCATGTCGAGCTGGCGACAGGCGGCGAAGATGGCCTTGCGGCGTGCAGCGAGCTGAGCAGAAACGGCAATGGTCAAATCTCACTGGCTCGCAAGCGAGCCTGCAGCTCGGCGAGCTTCTCGACCTTCTCGATATCCACCAGTTCGCTGCCCACGATCAGGCGCAGTTGCGAACACATGATCTCGACGCTGGCGATCTCTGCGGCGACCTCCGCTTGCGAGCCATGGCCCCGCAGCAGTACGCGATTGAGGGAGGCGATCAACTTCCCGCATTCGCCCATCGCCTGCCGCCGCGGCCCCGGCTTCGGTGTTCGGTGAAAGCGCAGTTCTCACGCTCAACCAGGTCTTGCCACGCTCGTGCCGTTGTCGGATAGCCCGGCAATTGCAGCCCGGCCAGCTCGGCGCACGAATAGTGAGACTTGAGCGTCAAAGCGCGCTCCCGCGTTCCGGGTTAGAGGTGGGAGGCGCCCAATCGGCGCGGAGCACCGTCCAGGCGCAGCAGAACTGTGTGATTGCCAGCTCGGCGACGGCCCACCAGAGCTGCGGCGCGTCAAATCGGTCGGCGGCCCACATCAGCACGGAGAGCACGGCGCCGTTCACACCCATCGCCGCCACCAGGATCGGGGGACGTTGGAGGGCGTTCATGCTGCGTCCCCGAACAGATCCAGCTCAGGCGCCGGGGCCTTTTGCACATTGGCTCGGTGCCAACCTAATCCGCCCATGACCTCAGTGAGTGCCGCAAGCGTTTCCTCTGCTCCGGCCTTGCCTTGATAGAAGCGAATCAGCAGCCCCGTGGCATCCGCAAAGCCCGCCTGCAGGTCGGCGACGTCCATCTGCTTGAGCGCTCGGCCGCGCGGCATTTCGACCGCCAACAGATGAGCCTGGGCGGCTAGGTATTCCGCGACGTAGGTGGCTCCGCAGGCGTGCTCGAATCCGGCCAGCATGCTGCTTGCGCAAGCCAGCGACGCGATCTGCCAAGCAATCGAATCGAGCCCGAGCGAGCGCCCGCTTGTGGGGGAGATTGCGGAGAGCACGCGGCGCGACATGGCGGCGGCGGGCATTGATCTCATGCTCTTTGAGAAGGTGTGCCAGGCGATTGACGCATTCTTCGCGGAGACCGAGATAGGCATGAGCACCGAAGACGAAGCCCACCTGAGCCGCATCCTCTATGACCGATTCCTGGCCAAGAAAGACCGCGTCACGTCAGAGGAGATCATCGCCTTCTTACGCGTGGCTTGGCGCTCGCCGCGCTCGGTGGCTTGA